CCATCTGCGGTGCATACCTTATCAGTTTTGTGGGTGGATACATAAGAGTTATTATGCGCTTGATTTGTCTAATTTTCTGCTAATTTTATTATAATTGTTAATAAGATTAGACTAAAAATTAGTAATATAATGCTTAATATGTCCCACATGAAGTCATAAATTTTTCGTTTGCAATATTCCCAAAAGGTGAGTTTTTCGTAAACTTCGATTTTTTTCTTCAATGGTTTTCTCCTGATAGTTAGCGGGGCGACAAAATTTCCCCGCTAACCGTGTTTTTATGGTTATACAGAAGTTTTTTAAAGTCAATACATTTTTTTTGTAACTTGTTAAAAAAGTCCATAATTTTTAATTATGGCGGCTTTAACAAGTATCGTCATATAATTCAGTGTCTCTTGGTAGTTTGTTTGTTTCGTTGATTTCTTTTAGGTGTTCTTTTATTCTTTTTAAGTACAATTGTTCTTTAATGTGTAAAGGTATTTCTTGTGGATAAGTTCCGTTTAGTAGTTTTTCCCATAGCTCCTTGCCTATTTTTATATTTTGGTATCTCCACCTGTGATAATCTTCCCAATTTTGTTCTTCCCATTTTTTTTTAAAATATTTTGGTATTTTTTTAAGTTTTTGTTTGATGAGAATTCCTGAACTTCTTTTTATTTCTTGGAAGTGTGTGTTAAAATAGTGTAATCCTATGCCCGGCATTCTGGACATATTAATGTATTCTTGTTCCGGTTTACCTTTAATTTTGATGATTTTTCTTTTTGTTTTTAGCTTTATTTCTCCTGTTTTTTCGTTTATTTCTTCGACGTCTATTTTTTTGTATTTTTTGTTTATTATTCCGGTTTTTTTCTGCGTGTATCTTGCGACGTAGCATGCGCTTTCGTATTCGAGGTTTCCGACGATGACAAACCCATGTCCCCATATTTTTTGCAGTGTTTTTGATTTGTAAAGTGGTTGTTTATGGTGGTTATATTTATCGAATATTAAGTCTTTAGGCTTATAGTTAAATAAGCATAAGTGATAGTGAGGGCGTCCGTTTTTTGGTCCGTATTCGCCGCACATTAAAAATCTTATTGGTGCTTCTAATTTTTGTGTAATAGGATTAAGCCAGAAATCTGTGCCGTTTTCTTCTTTTCGTAGTCTTTTCATAAATCTGACGACGTCTTTGGGCCAGAGTGTCATTTCTCCGTTTTCTGTTAGTGGTAAATTCCATTCTTGGTCTAGTCCGCCTTTTCGTTTTGTGTCTCTTCTTGCTGAATTGTATGTTAATGTTATAAAACAATTATCGTGCCAGCATTGAGCTTCTGCCCATGCCCTGGTAGCCCATTCATTAGCGTGATCTAGTTGGCATGCTAGGCATTTGCCGCAAGGTACTTTGATATGGTAGTGTCCCGGCCATTCTTGAAATTTTGGTTTGTTGAGCTGGTGTAGTTCGTCTTCTGAATAGATATAAGCCGGGTATGTACTTCTTAAGTATAGGTGAAGAGGTGATGTGCAAGTCATTTTTACCTACTTTTTTTTCTAAAAAAAGGTCAGCCCTTATACACTTGATATATAAGGGCTGACTGACACCAACTATAAAAAAATAGTTGGTGCGCGTCTTCCGCGCCTTTTCCTTTGGTCATATTAAACAAATAGTTTGGCTATTTCTGCTATTGTTTTGATTGTTTTACCTGCTTTATAAGCGGTGTTAACTCCGTTGCGAATTCTTGCTCCGCCGTAGTCAAGGTCGTTGTTTAATCCTACTGTGTAACTCATTTAATTAATCTCCAAATGCTGTCTATTAATTTTTCTGCATTTTTTCCTGTTATTCCTATTTTATTTATTAATTCAAATGTTTCTTGTGCCTTTTCGGTTCCTATTTTATTTGCTAATTTTCCGTATCTCATTTGCGCCGTTCGTCCTGCGCTTTCGGTAGTTTGAGCGCGGTTTAAAAATACTTGTTCTTTTTTAACTTTTTCATCTGCTGCGGATGTTGCTCTTAGCTGTCCTTTTAAGGCTGTATCTGCTGCGGAATTTTTTGTCATTGCTTTTTTTAATGAAGTATCCGCCATAGTGTTTAAGATTGCCGATTTTATATTGTCGTCAATGTATTTATTTTTTGTAATTTGTTCGATTGTTTGAGCGTCAAGTAATCCCGTTTGAGCGTTTGTCATTTTTGTAGAGTTAGCGAGTTGTCCAAAGCTTGTTAGGACGTTTAAAAGTCCTCCTAAATCTCCCATTGGAGCGTTTACACCTCCGCCGCCTCCGCCTGCGCCGCCTGTGCTTGCTCCGTTTCCGCCTGCTGATAAAGCAGGGTTAAGTCCTGCTGCTTTCAGGTCTGCAACTTCCCACTGGTGAGCGTTTTGCATAGCTTCTTTTTGGTGCGCCCAGTTCTGATTTTGAAGTGCAGCGTTATATTTATAACTGCTATTTGCGGAGCTGCTTGCTCCGGTTAGGTCATTTATTAACCCGCCTATACTGCTGAATAATCCCATTGCGTCTATTCCTCCCTAGGTAATATTTTTGATTTTTCAATTCTTCGACGATTTGCGTGGTGCAGGAAGGCAAAGAATTGGGTTTGATTGTAACCTTTTTCTCGTGCAAACTGTTGGATGTAACTAAATTCAGTCTTTTGCATTCTGCCCATAATTCGTCTACTGTTTTAAGGTTTTTACGCCAGCGGCGGATATTTTCGTCCGCCGCTTGCATAATTTGTTCATATTCCTCGTTCGGTTCCATTAGAATTTATCCAAACCAGGAATAGAGAAGTATGGTACTTCGGTTACTTTTGTTATGTTTAATTGGAAGTCAAACATAAACTGGTCTGTGTTTTTAGAAGTAACGGTTAATGTTCTGTCTAAATACTGCGGCGTTTCAAGTAACCATGATATGCCGGCAACTGGTGCGGTTGCGTAGTCGTCTGCATAGTTCCAAACATCAAGTGAGTTTTCGTAATCAGGTGCTAACATACCGGTGACTTGGTCAGGTTCTTCTCTATATTCTTGCCACGGCATTTTATAGCCCCATACTTTTTTATTGTTTTCTTGGTTTTCAACGTCAAGGAATATTTCGCTCATGTATATGGGTTGGCACCCAACGTTATTGAATTCAGGTGTCCAGTAGTCAAGTGGTTTGAATTTTGTATGTTGACAGCTTAATCCTTGGCTATAGCTGTGGTTCTGTCTTACGACTGCAACACCAAGGATTACTGCTGGGTAATCGAACGATTTGACGAATAATTCGTCTGCATCGAATGTAACAGAATATCCTGCCGCATTACCTTGCGGACTTTCACTTGAGGTAGATGAAGTCTGTAATACTGTGTCCATATTTAACGGAATTCGTTTTCCGCCGAGGTATTCAACGGTGTGTGTTGTTACTGCTGATGATATAACGCCGTATCTTGCTCGTAAAATTTCTTTTTCACGACTACCGAAAATTCCGTTGTTTTCAATGAAGTGTTGTTCTGAAACTAATGTACGCATATCGTTCATAGTGCCAATTATGGCGTCGGCAAAGTTTAGGGTTGCCATAAGTCCGCTGTCGTTGCTTTCGTTGTCTCCAATTTGTTCTTTGGTAGGTACGCCGATGACGTTATAAAGCGTGCCTATTGTTGAGCCGTTTCCTAGATTTTTTCCGACTTCAACGTTGCCTTGCGTAACTGTGTTTACTTTAAGGGTAGGGCTGTTTCCAATTTGTCCGTTTACGGTTGTTCCAAAGTTTCCAGTGCCGTCTGTAAACATTAATCCTTTGCCTGTACCGTAGACTTCAAGTTCTACTTCGCCGGTTAATGGAATTCTGGTCGGGTCGCCTTTTTGCGGCTCGGGTATGATTGTGCTAAAATAGTCGTGGAATCTGCAAGCTTTACCCAAAGTATACCAGTTATAGATTAAATCTGTATCTGTTGCGCCGCCTGTGTAGTATGGGTCTGTTGAGATTGTACTTAGGTTTGTCGGGTAAATATTATTTAGAGTTGCTTTATTAATGTATATAGGTGTGTGGTTAGTTCCGCTATACATGCCCATTGATGGTAATACCTGTAACGGCATGTAGTTTTGGTCTCTAAACCAGTCGTTCCACATTTGCCAATATGTTATTAGTGGTAAAGCGGAGACAAATATTCCGTTATCTTGTGTGATTTCATTCTTAAAAAATTTTAGTCCGTATAGTCTGTTTATGAGACTTCTTGCGGATGTATGGGAGCCGTATAATTTTAATTTAGGTATTTCGTACTCGTACTGTTGTTCGAAAGCTCCGGTTAAGTTTTCTCCCATGAATGGAGCAAATTCGTTAACGAGGTTGTTTTTGTTCTGTTTGAAGAGGTAGATGTCAAGGAATAAATTGTCCATAGATGGATAATTTGATACTGTTAATCTGCTAAAGGACGATAAGTCGATTTTGAAAGTGTCTCCTGCTTGTACTAGTTCGTTTACATAAAAAGGTATGATTTCGCCTAAATTTCCGGTTGTTTGTGTTCTTTTTCTGTATTTGATTTTAGTTCTAGGTCTTAGAAGTTGTGGTACGTTGTTGCCGTTTACAATAGTGTTTCTACTCATTCTTTGTCCCCCTTATTTTTTCTTTTTTCGAATTCTTTTTTGATGTAGTTTTTAGTCCATTCTTCGGCGTTATTAACGAAGTTATCAATGTTATTGTCGAATTCTTTTTTGATGTTGCTGTCTAGGTTGTTCCATAGGTTTTCGCATTTTTTAGCGTTGTTCATGATTGTTTGGAGGTCTCCAATTTCTCCAATATCGCCGTATAATTTTTTGGCGTTTGTTTCCATTGCCTGTTTTGTCATTTGGAGATTTTTGTTGTATTTGTCGAGTGTTGCGTAAATTTCTGTTCCCTCTCTTCCTGATTGTGTATAGTCGAAAGCGTTGATAAATTTACCGTTTCTTTTAATTTTGATTTTTTCTTTATCGAAATTTTCCTGAATTCTTACTCTTTTGTTGTATTTATTGAACGGAGTTTTTTTGATTTCTTTAGAATTTTCAATGATATTATAACCAATATCTTGATTTTCCACTTTTTTAGTATTTTCATTCATTTAGGATTACCCCCCATATTGATGTATTGAATGGTTTATGATGTTTAGAATCTGTCTCCGCCAAACATAAATCTGTTTTTGACGTTGACTTTACGGGTTCTCTGTGCGGTTCGTGCATATGTCTGTCTGTCATTCATTTTCGTTTCCTTTTTTAAGTTGATGACATATCACGGCCTATGTCATCTATATTTACAAGTGTCTCCGTGCGCTCCGGCTTTACCCGCTACGGTAATTCTCTAGTTAATCATGTTGTTGTCGAGTAGGGACTGTATGACTGCAACAATCCAGCCACCCCATTTAATGATTTCAGTTAGTATGGTTTTCATTTTCAAAATTAATTCCAATGGCGTCTTTAGCTTCCATGATATCAACGATAGTGTTGTCGATAATTCCTTTTTCTCCATCGATTACTCCCAGCTGGATAAGTTTGTAATCTTCTGGATGTTTTGCGATGATTGAGTTTGCATCTTTGCAGATGTCCTCAAATTCACGGATTGCAATCATACGGTTTTGTCGTACGATGCAATTCTGATGTTCGTTAAGTTTTTTATCAAAGATTTCGACGATAATTTTTGTCATTTTCTTGTCCTTTTCTTCTAAAAAGTTGTATAAAAAAAATTTAATTAATAGAATCAGTTATTTGTCCTTTGGTATACATAAGAGTTATTATTGCGCTCACCCCAAAAACAACCGTCAGCAGTCCTGAT